TTTATGGGGGAGAATGTTAAACGTAGTAAACGGATATAGAGCAAGAAATATATTAGCGACTATTACAATGGCTGTTATCTATTGTTTTTTCTTTTTAGTGTTTAGAGAACAAGAATCGTCTATATTAAAAGCAATTTGGAAAATACTTGTATATAGCTCATTATCAATAATTTTTTATGTCAATATAGGATTTAAATTCTATGACAGGTGGGAATCAGTTTTAGATAGATGGGCTAAATTAGATAATAAAGAAGTTAAGAAACAAGGAGTAAAAAAGAAATGATATGGAAAATTTAACTTGGTACGATGCACTTTCCTTGAGTTTGTTAAGTATAAATATATTATCAACCTTTTATGTTTGTTATTTATGCAGAAAATTCCCTGATTTTATTTTAAATAGAAAGTTAAAGACTAGTATTATATTGCTTATGAATGGTGTAGCTTTGATTGAGCTATTATTTTTAATAAGCTTACATTCATGGATTGTTGATAATATAGGGGAAGCTATAGGATATCTAGATAGTTTTTCAAGTAAAATCTATACAATAACAGAAAATGTAAAAAGTTTATTTTTCTTAATCATAATATGTATGATTATAAAGTGAATGAAATTGAAATTAAATTTTATTAATGAGTGTGAAATAAAAAATGTTTAATAGCCCAGAATTAGAAAAAATAGGGAATTATCTTGCATATCTTGCTTTAATACTTGTTGTCTTTTTTAAAACTTTTAAATCTCTTTATAATAGTATTAAAGAATTTTTTAGAAAACCCTCAGCAAATAAATCTTCTCAAAATACTATAAATGTTAATATAGATAATAAAGAAGTTTTATATCAGAATGAATATCAAAGAGTGCTTTATCTATTGTTACAACAAGCAAAGATATTAAGGGCATTACATGATATCAGAGTAGATATACTTAGAGAACAAATGGGTTTTTTCGCAAAGCAGATGAAATCTATAAAAATAAAATATACTGCTCTTGTATGTGATATGCTTAATGATGCAGGTATAGAAGATATAAATTTTGGAACCTATTTCATAGATTTTGAGAATTTTATAGAAGTATGTGGTCACCATATAGAATCTTTGTATAGGCAGATGTGCAAAGAAAATCATTTTTCAGAACAAAGTCCTAATGAATATAGAAATTTAATAGACAGAAATATTTATGTTATTGATGGTGTACTAGATGAATTATTAAGAAAAAGGTACCCACAAAGGCGATTATTAAAATCTTTTAATGCTTTTGAAGCTTTAAGAACTGAATTAAGAAGTACTTTAAGATGTTGCTTTGAACAGGCAAGAGATGTTGCTATAGATAAAGAAACAAAAGTATTTGAAGCAAAAAAACAATTTGAAGACCAGATAACAAAACTAACTGGATTGAAATATAGCTTGGATTTATAGAAGGAGGGGGGATGGAAAGATATAAAAGTAGATTTAGAGAACAGCAATTATTTAGATTAAATGAATGGACTTCCTATGATGAATCTTTACATAAACAATATTGTAAATATGTAATAGATTCTAACTACGGAGAAAGATTAACTGAATGGTCTATTGGTAGAGATTTAAAAGATAAAATTGATAAAGTGAAAGAATTTGCAATTGAAATGGGGTTGAAAATAAAAGACCTTCTTAAACTTTTTATGAATAAATATGTATTTAAATTTTTTCAAATTATAGGATGGAGTTTTACTACTTTATTTGATATGTTAAAAACAGGTTATAAAGCTTATCAAGATTTTCAAAAAGCTATCGCAGAATATTTAGCTTCATAAAAAGTAGTTGAATGGACTCGAAAAGAATTAGAAAAATTACAAAAATTTTTAGATAAGCATCCTAAGACAAAAAAGATAGCAGGGATAGCTTTAGCTTCCTTATTGGTGTACATATGGTTAACCATGACCTTCACGGGAGACGCTTTAGATGATTTTGATTTATCTGCAATGTTTCAAGCATTATCTGGAAATTATAGTATAGTTGATATTTTTGGATCTCCTTCCGGTGTTAAGATGCTATTATTATTTGCTACAGGAGCTTTGACAGGTCTTTTGTTTCCATGGCCAGGTAGTAGTGGTGTAAAATTAGGTATAGCAATATTAACTACTATAGGAAAATATTTTAAAATAAAAATAAGTAAAGGTAAAAACTCAGATAGAGAATTAGCTGAGGTATAATTATGATAGAGAGATATAAACGTAAATTCAGAGAAGATAAAACAGAATTGGAATTATTAAAAGCATACCTATCTAAAAATAAAATACAATTTAAAGAGATATTTAAAGCTAATGAAATAACATTAAAAGGAGTATTTCCAAAAGGAGATGAATTTAATTTCATTTTTCAACTTAACGGTATGTTAAATTTAGCACAGGTTAGAGGGGCATTTGGATTGGATACTATAAACCCGATAAAAGGGTATAAGTCAGTATTAAAACAAATACAGGCTTATTTGTAGTTTTAAATATTTTAGTTTTAATTTTACTAATAAATATAATATAAATAAGAGGAATAATATGAAAAGATATGAGAAAAGATTTAATGAGAGTATTAAAGGTAATTTTTATGGTCAAAAAATATCAATAAAAGAATCTTTTAAGAATATTAAAATAATAGAAGAAGTACAAATGTTCTTTGAGAAAGGATTTAAGAGTCGCAGTATTTATGCTACCTTGACTCCTAGTATGAATAAATATAATACTATTGTTGGATGGAATTTATATTTTAAAATAGATGGGGCTAATCTTGATAAAATTATGGTTGAACAAGTTGTTAATGAAATTCTTTCAATCTCGTCAAAATTATCGGTAATGGCATCAAGTAATGATAGTTTTTCTTTTAATTTAGAAATATAAGAGGAATACTATGAAAAAATACAAACCAAAGTTTACAGAAAAAATAGATGGAGGATTAGCAGACAATCTATCTATTAAAGATATAGCAGAAAAACATAATGTAGAATTTTCTGTTATTCTTGATCAAATTGAAAAAGGTATTCAAGTAGAATATGAACATACAAATAATATAGATATAGCAAAAGAGATAGCTATGGATCATTTAGTTGAATATCCATATTATTATGACGAATTAGAAAAAATGGAAAAGAAATTTGAATATATAACAGGTAATACAATGAAACGATACGAACGAAAATTTAAGGAAGAAGATAAAGATGGAAATGGTATTCCAGATTGGTTAGATGATAAAATATCTGATGTATTAGAACAGCTAAGAGATGGTAATTTTGGAAATGCTGAAGGAAGGCAACAATTTCTTGATTTAATAACTACTCTTTTCAACTCAAAAGATAAAAGGGCAAGAAAATCATTTAAAGCAATTTCAGACCTTTTTAGTGAAATAGGAGATGAACTTGTTAAATATGGACTACCTGTCGAAGGTGAAGAATTAGAAGAAAGTTTATTAAAAGAAAATTATGTAAGTGATGCATTTACTGTTCAAAAAAAAATAATCTACGAAGGAGATGAATTTTCTGAAGGTGTAATAGAAATAAATAAACCTAACATGAAAACCTTGCAAACAACTAAAGTTGCCCCTCTTAGGGATTTACATAATTTGTATAGCAGATTAGAGCAATTATGTATTAAAGAAATAAAAAAATTTAGATAAAAGAGGTAAATAAAATGGAAAGATATGTAAGAAAATTTGAAGAAGGTACTTATATTACTAGCGAAGTAATTAAAAAAGGTAAAGTAAAAAATTTTATTAAAATACCTGTAGTATTTGGCTATTCAATAACAAAACATTCTTATCAGGAAGGGGATACTTATGAATGTTCAATTGAATATGATAGAAAAATTGTAGAAGAAGGTATTAAAAAAGAAATTGAAAAAATAATTATTAAAGAAACTAAAAATTCTAAAATAGTTGATAATAGTGGAGGAGATGCGCTGTTAGGTTTTCCTAATACTTTTAGAGATCGCTATTTATAGTTAAGTTTAAAATTGTTATCTAATAAGATTAGAAGGTGTAATATGAATTATAAATCATTACAAGAGAAAGCAAAAAAGAAAGGGAAATTACTTCTAATTGAAAGTGTTGCCTATACCCCCGAACAATTAGATGTAATAAGATTTGAAAATGCTAAACTCGTTGAAGATTCTTCAGGTAAAAAGTTTGAAGCCAGGGGAATATTAAAAAATGTTCCAGTAACTCGTTATACTGAAAATCTTAACGGTAGAATTTACAGTCGTGAGTTATGGGAAAATGTAAAAGAAAAGAAAATGTTTGAAGGTTCTGATTGTCTTGCAGATCATGCAGAAGATGATGGCTCTGTATTAAGAACTGTAGGGGTATGGCATAACTTTTCTGTAAAAGAAGATATTGCTACTGCTGATTTATATTGTATAGGTGAATCTGGTGGACTTCTTTTAGAAAAAGCAAAAGCAGGTGGCAAGATAGGTTTCTCAACGGTAGGGTTTGGTGAGCTTAGTGAAGCAGATCCCAAACAGGTTGTACCTGAGAGCTATGAGTTTGAAAACTGTGATTGGGTACGTAAACCTTCCCAAAATGTATATGGTACAATAGAGAATATTCAAGAATCAGTTAAAATTATTGAATCTGAAAATAAAAATATTGAAAATAAAAATACTAATATACTAGAAGAACAAAAATTAAAAGAGGTAAGAAATATGGATAAATTTACTGAGGCTTCCTTAAAGAATCAAATACGCCTCGCCATAAAAGAAGCTACTGCTAACGAAAATTATGTTGAAGCTATAAGGGAACTTCAGGAAGTTTCTAAAACAGTACCTTCTGAAATGGTAGAAGAGCATGTAAAAATCAAAGAAAGTGTTGAAGCTATTCAATCTAAAATTGATGCTAAAAGACTTGAAGCTGAAAAGCAACTTTCAGAATCAAAAGAAACTCTTGAGTCACTACAAGAGAAATACAACAAAGCTAATGAAGTAATCAAAGACCTTAAAGAAAGACTTCAAAAAGCTGGCGAAATAGTTAAAAAGTCATCTTCTTCTTATAGTGAAGCTGATATAAAAGCTATGAAAGAAGATATCAATCAGTTTACTAAAGATCGTCTTCTTATGGAAAATGATATTCGTATTTTAAAAAATGAAATATCAAAAAGAGATAGAGATATTAAATGCTTTGCAGAAGACCGGGATAATATGCTTCATGATCTTAAATGTTATGAAGAAGATAGAAAAGAAATGCTTTATGATATTAAGATGTATGAAAAATATCTCAAGCAGGCAGAAAAGCATATATCTAAACTTGAGAAAGTTCTTGAAGATGAATATGGTTATGAATTTGACGATGTAATAAAAGATGAAGTTTATGATGATACTGATATTATAACTGACATAGCTGTTGATACTGTAGAAGACGTTATTGAAGATGCCTATATGGATGGATATGAAGATGGTTATGATGATGCTGTAGAAACAGATATAGTTGATGAACCTTTTATAGACGAACCTTTTATTGATGAATATGTAGACGATACTTTTGACGATGTTTATATGGAAGCAGAAGATAAAGACGATGATGAAGACGAAGAAGAAGATGAAGAAGAAGACAAGAAAAAAGAAGAGTCTAAAAAAGATAAGAGGGTTCAGGAAGCTGTAGTTATGTATTACAAAGAAGCTATAAAGAAAACTCCTGCAATTAAAGACATTAAAGGGGATATTCTTAGATCAAGATCATTGATTGAAGCTGTTAAGAAAGTACAAATGTTTGAAAAGAAATCATTTGGAAACGATACTATGAAGCTTAATGAAAAAGTATCTAATCAGAAGTTTGTAGACTATAAATTTAAATTTGGTGAGTAATATCAATTAAAATTATTATCAGATATCTATATGACTGTATATCATGTAGATATCAATAAAAATTTTAATTTTTAATTTACTAATAAATTATAAATTAAACAAGGAATATAATAATTTAAATAAGGTTTAAAAGATATAAAATTAGGTATAATAACTTTTTAATAAGACTTTGAAGAAAATAAAATAAAAATAATGAGGTAATTATTTAAAATGAAACACGGAAGACAGAAAATATCAGAAGCTCAGATGGTAGAAGAAGTCCAGGGGCTTTATTCATCTAAGCGTAAACTTGGTGAAGCTTGTGCTAACAAGTGGAGTAAAACTAAACTTGTTGGCCCCGATCTCATTAAAATTCTAGAAGCTAATCCGCTTAAAGCGTATTATGCATCTATAGCACTTCAGAATCAGGAAAAGACATTTAAGAAAATGTCAGAGACAGTATATTCAACTGCATTTCCTAATAACATCAGACCTGAAACTATGCTTAAAGCAGTATTTCTTGGTCATGCTAATTCTAAGAGGGGAGATATTTTTACTGAATATCCTCTTACTTCTACAGATGATGCATTATTTTATATTCAAGCAACTTATGAGCAAGCTCTTAGAGGTGCAACTGCTGGAAGTAGAACATTTGAAAATATAAACTATGAATATGCAGGAGAACAAATTACTGGGGCAGTAGGTGTAGGTAATGGTGTTCTAACTAACTTTGTTTCAGCTCCAATGGCACCACTTCCTTTGATTCCTTTCAAGACAAGAATTCTTGTTAATGGGGCTCAGGTTGCTGTTGATAATGGTTCAGGTACACTTGTAGGTGCCGCTCTTAACCCAGCTCTTGCAAATACAGTAGTTTATGAAACTGGAGTTATTACTCTTAATTTCCTTGCTGCTCCTGCTAATAATGCTGTTATTCAAGCTGTTTATAACTGGAATTCAGAAGATACAGGTAACTATGCTTCTTATGGTACTATAGGACTTGAGCTTATTAAAACAAGATTTAATGCACGTCCTATGCCTCTTGGATATAGAATTTCAGATATGACTCAGATTATGTTTGAAACTACTGGTCTTGGTGATGCTATGGATTATATGGCTGCAGCTGTTGCGCAAGAACATGCAAGAGCAAGAGATTATAAAGCTATTGCAAAAGCAAGAAACGTAGCTCTTGGAAATGCTGTAACTACTTTTAATACTGACTTCGCTGCCGCTGGTGAAATTAGTTTTAAATCACATGCACAAAGAGTAACAAATGTAATAGATGGAATTGGTTCTCAGATTTATGATGTACTTAAGAGAGGTGGTATAAACAAGATTGTTGCAGGCGCACAAGCCACTACTTACTTTAAGAACCATGAACTATGGGTAGGTGATAACACAGATCCTAAGAATGGTGTATACAAATCAGGTACACTTGATGGAATGGAAGTTTATACTTGTCCTGCTGACGCCGCTCTAGTTGCAAGTAACGAAGCACTTCTTGTTTATAAGAACCCACAAGAAGGACTTGATGTAAGTATAGTTTTTGGAACCTTGAGAGAAATTGACGCCTCTCTAAGGTATCCAAACTTTGAAACTCAGGGTAACACTGCTGCGATTGAGGATTCAAAAGTTATAAATCCTCAATTTGTAAGGTTGCTAAGACTTCAGGGAATCTAATCTCTTCTGAGATATTCCTATATATAAAAAGAAAGCCTCCTTTAATTAGGGGGCTTTTTTTATTTTAATTTTGTTATAAAAAAATTATTTTAAAGCATACACGAGATTACCACAATCCCAAAATCTATCATATTTATTATTTTTCATATTTTCCCATTCAGTTAAATTCTCATCAAAGGTATCTAAAACTTCTTTTAGTTTATGTTTCTGGAATTGTATTCTATTATGTATAGTGAGCTTTGGGCTTATGTAGTAATAATTAGGTGGGGAAGTATGTAGTAATTCAAAATTATTTTTTTCGTAAATATCCCCATTGCTAAACCTTCTATCAGCATAAGATATAATAGAAGCTTTGTGCTGAGTTTTGAAATATTTTAATAGTTTACTAAATCCTCCTATTACAGTAGTATTTAATATATTACAATACCTTAATAACTCAAAATCATATTGTTTATTAAATCTACTTTTACCAAAAGTCATTAGAGAAACTAATTGGTCTTCATAATACAACCCATATCTAATTGAAGATTGGCAACTACCTTGTATATGATTTGATATTAAAAAATTATTAGAATCTATATGATTGACTTCTTTTATTTTACATTTTCTTGCAGGTATAACATATTCATTTTTTCCTATTTTTGATAATAATACAGATTTAATTATATTTTGTTTTTCTAACCACTCATGTTCAAAAATATGAATTAGGTGTATTCCTTGTTTTTCGCACTCAATAGTTTTATTTATATGGAAGTCTTTACCTTTATTCCCGAAATTTTCTGAATGCCACTTAATCCCATTATATTCAATGCCTATATTTAAGGAAGGTATAAAAATATCTATTTCAAATTTTTTATTACTATTTTCTATAGAAAATCTTTTATTTGTTAATATAGGAATATATTGTTCTATAAAATAAGCTATTTCTTTTTCAGTGAAAGAAGAACCACCAAATTTCCCAGGGAAACACAAAGGGCATCTTGGGTGGCTATTATAAATGTAGTCTTCAAATTCATTAGAACATTTTATACATTTCCATTTATATATATAAGGTGTACCTTGGTATTCTTCTTGAGCAAAAAGTGGAATATAGTTATCTTTTAATCTATCTAAAATTACTTTTAAAGCTGTATTTAAAAATGATCTTTTTGATTTTTCTTGGTTAGGGTTCAAACTTAAAATACATCTAACCCCATGATTTTTTAAAGTTGTTTCTTCTATTTTATCTCTTACTTCAGAGTTTCTGTTTGGGTTTCCTTCAGGATAGTTTTCTTCCCATACTTCTTTTATTTTAACTTTCACACTTTCTGCTTGAAAAACATTTTTTACCCCGTATTCTCTTAGGCAGGTTTCTTCTCTTTTCTGTATAACAGCAGGGGCTTTTAAGTGATGGTCTACCCCATAGTTTTTCATGCTTGTTTCTCGGGTTTTTTGTTTAAATTCAGGTACTTGGCCCGGGTTTTCATAACCATATCTTTCTAAGCAAGTTTTTTTACCTCTATCTTTTATTTCAGGTACTTTATTAGGGTGATCTACCCCATATTTTTCTAAACAATTCTTTTTAAACGTATCTTGTCCTACATAATTTTCATCTCCATATCTTTCCAACTTAGTTTTTTTTCTATTCTTATTTGCTAAATAATCAATACATTTCTTATTGTGGCACGTTTTGTCATACCCCTTGGAGAAAGTTAAAAATCTTTTTTTATCCCCACAAAAACAAAAACTATCTGATATATTTTCTATGATATAATCATCATAATATTGCTGTTTTTGTATTAAATTTAGATTATGAGTTTTTGTTAAGTGATAACCTAATCCGTAAATACCATTACATTCTTGTCCACAAATTTGGCATATATCTAGTCTTTTCATTCCCTTTTCCCCTTTGTTGTCATTTAATATTATAAGATATCTGCTAAATACCTTATAATATATTAGTATTATTTATTTTGAAAACATTCTAATCAGGATAAAAAATGACAACACTTTTATATCTTTTCCTATTAGCAGTAGTAGATTAGAATGCTTTCAATATATTAGTATATGAAAAACCCTTGATTAAGTTCAAGGGTTTTTCTTATGTTAAAATTTCTTTTATATTTTTATTATTTTTTAAATTCTACATCTGGTATAATAACAGAGGGTTTAAATATTACTTTGTAGTGATAAGTATTTACTGATACTGGTTCTAATTGTTCTGCAAAATAAGTAACGTTATCAGATAAACCTAAAAAATGTTTTTTATAAGAATTTTCCCCTGTTTTACATGTTAATTCAAGTTGTTTGTCTACAGTATCTGCCTTAATAGAACATTTACCTTCGACAACAAGTATGTATTCGTTTGTAATACCATTGTAAAACACCACTCTTCTATCAACACGAAACATGTCTGCTTCTCTTGATAAATTATGTGAAGCTACTGTTGCATCATCTTGGCAACTTATTAAAATACTTGCAAATAAGGCTAATAATAGAAACAATCTCTTCATTTGATACTCTCCTTTAATTTTAATTAATTAATTCTTTTTCTTCCCTCATTTTCCTATATGCTTCAATAGTAACATCAAGCACCCAATATATATATGTATCATCTAACCCAAAAGATGACAACACCTGAGAACGAGTATGTTCTTTTTCTTCAATAGCGCCACATATCTCATCATACTGTGCTTCTGCTTGTTGACGAGTCATGCCTTGTTTTATAAATTCTAAGACTATTCTGTTGTCATCCGTCAAAAAATTATCCATGATTTTTCTCCTCTCGTTCAGCTCTAAAAAGCTTGTTATCCCTAATGACTTTTTATAGCCATCCAAAAAAGACCTGCATTCTTCCCTATTTCTTTCCACCTCCTTTTTATTTATAAAAGAATTCACACTACAATATCTGTCATTACATAATGGTTCAGGGGAAGTCATGCAGATATTATAATGTTGACATTTCATCTCAATCCCCCCCCCATCAGCTAAACTTGTTAGAGTCTGTAAAATTGTTTTTACATCTTTCATTACTTCATGCATACCTAATTCATAGGCTTTATTATATGCAAGAATTTCTTTTAATTTAATAAAGTTATCTACATATTCTTTATCTTCATCTGATAGATTATACTTTTTTAATACAGAATGTATATCTGTAGAACTTTTGCTTTTATCATTTATAAAATACTTAAGTATATCTTGTTCATTTTCATATAAAGGTTTCATTTGTTTTCTCCTTTTTTAATTTAATAATAATGTAAATAACTTCTTTAAAAAATTAAAAACTTATTTACTTGATTTGACTATTTAAAGAAGTTGATCTACCTGCTTGTACTCCTGAATTAAAACTTGCTTGATCTCTATAAGAACTTTTTACTTTTTTAGTTCTGATATTTTTATACTTATCATGCATGAAATCTTTAGCCATTTTCTTTTCCTGTATAACAAGTGCAGTACAAGCTACATCATTATCTTGGCGATTTCTTTCCATAATAATTTCTTTAATTTTTCTTGCTATACTATATGAAAATCCAAGTCTAAAAGAAGTTTTATTTCTAGGATTTTCTTCTCTCATTTTTCTTTCCATAGTATTCATTAGATAATCATACATAGAAATAGAAACTTCAATATTTTGTTTCTTACCAATAGCTTTGATAGCTTTGATGATTTTATTACCATGAGCAACTGAATGTATGAGCATCTCACAATTATTCAACTCCAGAATAGCATTTAGCATTATAGGTTTATAATTCATTATTCTACCTGCTGACATAACTACTTCTTCTATGATACAGTTAAGGTCAATCTCTTCTAAATCTTTCATTTCAAGATTGTACTTCATAAGAAGTTTGTTAGCATTAGCTAGAGCGAGAGATGCTTCATGCTCATTAGAGCTTTTAGACAAAGCTAATAATTTCCTGATTTTGTCTGAAATTTGTTCTTTTGTCATGTTAATTTCTCCTTATTTAATTTTAATGTATTCTAAAAAATTACTGTAATTAAATCAAGCATTTTTTTAAAATAAATTAAAAAAAAAATGAGTAGTTTAAAATCATGCTCAGGATTTATATGTTAGGCAGTCAGGATCGAAAAGCCGCACTTGTTCATATATTCAACATAAGACTTCTGCAATTTGTTTGTATGATATGTAAGGTTAGCAGTATTTTTCATTTTAAGTTTAACTGCTATTTCTTTTCTCTGAAATCCTTTTTCAAGGTAATTAAAAATTCTCTGCTCAAGTTTATTCAGATTTTTATACCAACTTAAAAATGCTTCCTCAAACTCTATAGATGGTAAAGGATTGTCAACTACAGTTTCTTCAATAAGTTCAGTGCTTGGAATTTCTTGTTTTGCTTCACATGAAAAATACCCTTTTAAATAATCTTTAAAAGTCACTCCAAAAGAATATGCTTCTTTGTTATAAATCTTTTCAGGATTAACATAGTCAAGAGCTTTTCTCATAATGAAATATGCTTCTTGACAATTATCTTCATAAGAAGAAATAGTCTCATACCTTTTGGCATAATGCTTAATTAGTGGCATATACTTGGTATACAACTCAGTTTCAATAGCCTGTTTTTTAGCTATTCTGTTTGTGCTTTTGTACTCAGTGATCATCTGAAGGTCTGTTGAAATTTGCATAATTTTTTTCTCCTAATTTTTAATTCATTATATATTAAATTATTATATTAAAATGTAAACAACTTTTTTTATTTTTTTAAAAAAAATTCACCTTTGAAAATAGAGCAATTAAGCCCTATTCTCTATTAATTCCTTCTTGTTCATTTTCATTACTGTGATGACAGGCTTTCCCAGTTCAGTCTGAGTATTAACTGCTATAATCTTATTAACTGTTTCCTGATATTCAGTAGGAAGATTTTCTACTTTATTTTTAACTATATTTACTATGTCTGGGAACATTCCATCAATCCCTTCATTCTTCATATTAAGAAAAACTCCTGCTGGATTAACAGTTGAAGAACTTTTACCTTCCGATAAATAAACTTTCTTTTCTATAGAAGGAAAATAATATATTTTTCCTGAATAGGTATCTTTCATATCAGCTTTGATTTTCTTTTCTACAGATTCAAGGCATTCAGAAATGACTTTAATGTTAGCAAGGATTTCAGCCATTTTAGCTTCATCTTTTTCCCCTGCTTCATATGCCCTGATTGACTTGAGGGTCTCTTCCATCATTTTGTTTGTTATACACATATTGTTTTCTCCTTATTTAATTTATCTTACTAATATAAATAGTGTATTAAAATACTTAAAAAATGTAAACAACTTTTTTTAAAAAAATGCAACTTTTTTTCTAAGTTTTTAATATATAAATAACAAGGAATTACTATAAAAAGTTTAATATTAAAATGGATAAAATTACAGAAAGTTATAATCAACTAACTCTTGAACAAAAAAAGGAATTATATCAATTATACTTTGATAAACAGGTTGTGGAAGATTTACGTCTTAAAGCTGAAAAGATTATCTTCTATAAAATGCCCCCTACACCTGAAGAGTTTCTTGACCCAGATCAGGGGTGGTTATCTAAGGCTTTTGTGCAGACTATATACCCCTGGGTAAAAGAAGAATTTCTTGAATGTCTTGATAAGGAAAAAAATTATAATAAAATAGTAGAATATGGTTCTACAAGAATTGGAAAAACTTACCTTGCCATTCTACTGATTACATACTCTATAGTATATATTCATCACCTTAGAGAACCCGCTTTATATTATGGTTTATCCCCTTTAACAGATTTAGCAATATATATCATTTCTTTTAAATATGATAAAACAAGAGAATTATATTTACGTCCAATGTTTAAAATGATGGAGCAATCAGAAAGATTTCATCAAGTTAAATTTCAAGATAAAGTATTAACTGAGCAAGAGAAATTAGGTAGAGATGTTATTGTATATAGTAAGGCGGCTACTTCTGGTGAAATTACCTTGGCTTCTGGATTACAGATTCAACTTGGTAATGATGATGCTCTCGCTTTTATAGGGGCCAATCTCTTATCTGCTTTTGTGTCGGAAATTAGCTTCTGGACTGAGAATGCTGGTGCTACTGAGGAATCAATCTATAGACTATACACTGACGTTTCAGATAGAATAAATGCTACAGTAGGAACTGAATATTTAGCATTTCTTTATCTGGATACTTCTGCTAATGATACTGAATCAATAATAGAAAAACATATTCTTAATGAGTTACGATATAGAAAAGATGTTAGATTCAAGTGGACAAAAAGATGGGAAGCTTTACCTGATAATGGTAAGAACTTTCCAGAGTATCATAGAAAAAGAAAAGAACTATTATCTCAAAATACTTATGAAACTATAGATGAATTAAATGAAGCATTATATAAATCAGGTGCAATGTTTAAAGTCATTACAGGTAATACAAATATCCCTGCTTGTATAGTATACGATAAAGCTCAATTAGCTGGTGTTCCAAAAGATTTAATTATTTATGTGCCTATAGATGCCCTAAATGCTTTTAAAGATAATCTTATTAAATCTATTAAGGATATAGCTGGTTACCCTACTATAAGAGAAAATAAATTTATTGATGATGTAAAGCTGATTGATAATATATTTTCTAATCCTTTTCTATATAATATTGAAGGGGCTATGGTTGCAGATGCTGGACAAATGCCTGAGCAATTACTGTGGAATCAATTAAAAATAAATAAAAATCTATTTTATAAATATCAACACTCAGAGGAATATAGAATATTAAGGGCACCGAATGAATATAGATATGTAGGGTGGGACAGTAGTTATTCAATCAAAGGGGATGCTACTGGATTTTCTATAGTTCATAAAGAATATGATATAGAAAAAGAGGATATAGTTTATATTATAGACTTATCTTGTGCTATAATAGGGTTAGATAAAGGGATAAATTTAGAAGCTATTTCATATTTTATTATAGATTTATTAACTTACTCTAATATGCCAATTCATTCAATATATATAGATACTTTTCAAAGTGAATCTACAAAACAATTTTTAGAGAGAAATAAAGTTCAAGTAATCAAACAAAGTGTAGACTCTTCGATAACCCCTTACCAATTTTTAAATTCTCTATTACACCAAGAATTACTGAAAGGGGGAAGAAATATTTTTCTTAGAAATAACTTGTCTTGTCTATCAGTCACAAAAACAAAATCAGGTAAAGATAAAATTGATCACCCTATAGGCACTGTAAATAATAAATATTTTGGGGATTTTGAAAACTCTACTTGTGGTTTATTTGCTAAAGATGTTAGTGACTCACTTGCTAATGCTGTATATGGGGCTTATTCTTCAAATATCAGACCTGTTGCTATATATCAAGATGAAAATAAAAAGTTTTCTAATAGAAAAGAAGATCATATCATAGTAACTCAAAATGCTGTAAAGAAGATATTTCAAGGTAGGGCACATCTATAACTAATAATTAAAATACATTATTAGAGGTTACTGAATGATAATTGGAATTGACCCTGGACTAGATGGTGCTGTATGTTTCTACAATGAAGAAAGTCACTCAATACACTATGAGATATTACCTACCTATAAGTTAAAAGCTAAAGGAAAAACAAAATCAGGAAAAGAAAAAGAACAAAGACATTTAGATGTAAAAGAATTTAAAAATATACTAGAACGAAATATTAAAAATCAAGATAGAATAATTTGTATGCTTGAAGATGTACATTCGTTACATGGTGTAGCTAGTAACGCAACTTTTAATTTCGGTAAAATAGTAGGTCAAATACAGGCTACTCTATTATGTCTTGATATTGAATATAATCTAGTAGCACCAAAAACATGGCAAAAAGAAGTGTGGAAAGAATTTGATGTAGTAATGACTCCTGAAAGAATAAATAAAAAAGGAAAGAAAGTAAAATCTAAAGTTGATACAAAAGCTACCTCTGCTAATGCTTGTAGAAGAATATATACAGATTTAAACATAACTTTTAATAAGAATGGTATTCCGCATGATGGTATTATTGATGCTGTTCTTATAATGCACTTTGCAAAAATTCAGATTTAAAAATTACTAATAATAATATGATACTCTCAGAAGGTAATTTAATGAAAAGATATAAGAGAGGTAAATAAACTATGTCAATAGTAATGAATTTTGAAATACGTGGTGATAGACAATTAGCAGATATAGGTCTTACTGAGACTATCAATTTAAAAGGGAAAGTTGAACAAATTTTTTCACAGGTTGTTTCTACTGATGGCGATCTAAATATAGATTTTGATAAGATTGGAACTATCAGTAAAATTATTGTTCAATCCCCTAAATGCTATTTAAAAATAGGTACAACTGATAATGTAAGAACTATCCCTATTTCAGGTCTATTTGTATATTCACTTGAAAATGTATTTGCAAATGCTTTAGATACTATAGCTGTAGGAGCTATAGATACCACACCTGTTACTATTTTTATAACTATTATAGGAGTTTAACATGTGGAAGAATATAAAAAAATATAGTTCTATTTTAATTTCAATTGTAATAGTTATCTTACTTACTATTCCTTTTATACTTGCATATCTATATTTAAAACAAAAAGGAAAGAGATTACAAATATACCCTGAATTTAAAGTAGTAGATTCTAAGACTGAAGATTTAACAGATTTACAAACTGCTATAGATGAAGCAAAAGAAATACTTAACAGGTTTAACAAATGAAAAAGCTAATTTTATCTTTATGTATACTGATTATTCCTTCTATATGTTTTTCACAATTTATAGAAGTAGTTGATAAAAATACTGTAGTTGGTAGATTATCAATAGAGAGTTTAGAAAAGCTTGTAGAGGCTTCTGGTAAATATAAAGATATAATGGAAGCTCAAAAACATAATAGATTAACTATTTCATTATTAGATGCAGTAAGAGAAACAAAAGTTATTGGTCAATATAAAACTAAAATTAAAATTAGTTGGTTTAATGATAAAGGGAAAGAAGTTAATTATATTACACTTGATGTTATATTGAATATTGATAATCAATCAGAAGAATCAATACCACAATGGAGAATACAATATAGAAATATTGTGGAATATGGATTCCCTATTTCTTTATTGTTAATACTTATAGCTATATTATTATAATGAGGAATTTCTAATGCCTATAAATATACAACAAAAACATATGAATCTTATAAAGAAAGTATTAGCTTTTCCGGATGTAGACGAATTGCTTTTAGATGATGATCAAATAAAAGATCTTTGTATTCAACCTGCATTACAAAAATACTTTATTAAGTTTCCAATAAAAGATATGACTACTATTCCTATAGGTAGTGGGGTAGAAATAGAAATACCTTTTCCTGATACAAATACTTTTGGTGTAGTAGATGCTAGAATAACAGATATTGGGATGATAGGTGGTAATGGGGGTACTTTCTGGGATATAGTTCAATTTCAGGCATTTCAATCAAACGCTATTAGAGGAAAGACTGGTGCTTATGGAATAAGAAATTATAATCCATCAAGTTTACAACAATCCACTGAAAATAAAAGATTTCAATATAAAAGTTATCAAAATGCTTATGTAACAAATAAGATCACTTTAGATATAGATAATAAAAAACTATTAGCTTATACATCTAATAGCGGAAGACTTAATATTACTTGGGCAAAATGGAGTGAAGACTTTGATGATGTCAGGTATGAAAGACAGTTAGACGTTATAAAACTTTGTCAAGCAGAACTTCTCCAGCAATTAGTTGATTCAGCATCTATACTTGTAGACTCAGGATTAGAAGTGACTATAAATACAGATGCTTTAAAAGATAGAGCTGAAAAACTATTTGAAGAAGTTGAAACTAAATGGAATGAGTGGCCCGATATAGTTTACATTCATGCAGTCTAACAAATTTGAAAATCTTTTTTAAGATAGTATTGAATTAGATTATCAAACTTTCTTTGTGCATTCTCCCTTATAGATGCTGTAAACGTATTACTTGTTTTACTAAGTTTTTTACTTCCTTTATGGTACTCTCGGTAATTTAAGTCAGATGAAACAAAATGTTTACAACTAAAACCATCTTCAAAAAATATAATTCCCTCACCACATAAAGGGCAAAATTTAGGGAGAAATTTTTTAACAAAGCCCCCATCCAAACTTACATTATTTTTAAAACTTGTTACTGGGTCTGTTTTCATAAACTATTCCTGATTATCTTCTATGTTTATTTCCCCTTTGTCCATCTGTTTAGATTCTTCTGCTTTGAAATTAAAGGATTTTAATTTGTAAGGATTTATATCAAGTGATTCAACTCTTAATACAATTCCTTCAGCCCATACATCATTCTCACATATAGAACATTTCTTTTCCATATATTCTCTCTGTAGTAAATCTAAAAATTTTACATTTTCAAAATTACGATATTCCCCTTTATAATACTTATTATATAGTTGTTTATATAAATCATAAGCTTCGCCATAATAAAGAAGAGGTACAGCTAACAGACTTTTTTGTTTACACCATTGTTGAATTTGAAGCATAGACCATTCAAAAACTTTCCCATCTTCGTTGGTAGTTGTAATTCTATATATATAAGTTTTATGTTCAGTAGGCTTACACCCATAATCGTAATTCTTTTGAATATATCCTCCCGACTTAAGAAACCCCACCACTTCACCATAAATAGTCATGCCTTTATCGAGAAAAGGCTCAAGTTCCTTATGTACTGTTCCCCAAATATCTTCTTTATAGTAATCAGTATGTTCAGTCTTTGTTAAATATCTATTCTTAATAACTTTTCGAGAAGCATAAATATAATCATATTCTGTCTCTTTAACTTTAACTCCAAACAGTCTTGCTATTTTATCTCTTATAGTTAGCTTTCTATTACATAGGATATAAGAGGATACAAAACTACTTCCATGAAGTTTCGCAGTAATTGATATTACATCATCTGGATTTATTTTATGTATATTTTTCCCTAAATGATTCGTATCTATGTGCAGATTGAACTGTCCTAATATAAGTTTATCAAATTTTTTAGCTATATCTTTTTTCTTTTGCCCTTGACTTTGAGAAGATGTTTTGATAGGTACTATATATTTCTCACATATTTTATGATCGTTTATATGATCGAACTCTATTCCGCTTTGAATCGTAAAATTATCTGGACATCCTTGAAACCCTTTTAAACTGTTTATAGGAATCCAAAAACCTTCTGATTTATGTCCTCTTAATTTCATACATCTAATACGACCATTTAATTCAAAAAATCCCGCTTTGTCTTTATCTCTGTTTAATGTCTTATCTCTATATAATGAATTATGGCTTAGAAATTCCGAGCTAATTTTTGTTTCTACGGGAAAAAACAATCCTATATCTCCTATTTGTACATCTTTAGATACAATAACATGATTCCCAAAAATAATAGTTCCACAGATATTATCACATCCTTCCAGTTCCAGTTTATTTTGTATTACCACAACTGTTGCAACATAATTCGGATTTCCTTTTACTTCAAATTTCATATATATTTCCCCTTTAATTTAATATAATATAAATAAAAACTACAAAAAATTAAATATCTTTTAATTTTAATTCTAATGTTTCAATTATTTTATTCTTATCTTCTATCTCATATTGTAATTCTTCAATCTTAGTTTCTAATTTTGTTATTTTTTCTTCTAATTCCTCTATATCATTATCCAAATCCCATACTTGATTTTCAAGAGTATCAATCTCACCTTGTAAACCTTCTACATCATTTGTTAGCTCTTTAATTTGTTTATCCTTCTCATCATTCTCCTGAAGATCTCTTATCCATTCATATAGGTATTCTGTTAGATTTTCTTCAAAATTTTGTTTTAATTTTAGCTCTGATACTTTAGTTTCTACATCAAACCATGTTATCATTTTATCCTTCTTTCTCTAGTCCCATAACCTATTTCTTAATTTCATAAGTGAGATTAGATTATCTTCTTTTTCTTGTTCAAATTTTTCTTCTGTTTCTTGTAACAACTTAAATAGATATTCAGTATATTTTGTATCATGAGTTTCCCATCTTGACATTTCATCATTTATAGGAGTGAACCAGTGGACGTGATGTTCTGCCCATGTACTTAAAAGAACTTCAATTTCTTCTTCTCTTTGTTTATATTCTTCAGTCCACCATTTATAAAGTCTATCCATTTCTTCATAACAACCATTTTGATAAATTATAAACTCTCTTTCTCCATGTTCTTCAGGAGTTTCTTCTATATTCCCTCTATAAGAATTTTTAATATCACAAGTTTCATAAAACTCGCAAAACATTTCAAAAGGAATTTCAAGCATAGGATTTGCCATTTCCCAAGAACCGTAATAATTATACTTCAGAAATCTTTTGAATAGTCTTAATCTGTAATAAGGTCTACGGAATATATAAGTAAATACATTCCATCTAAAAATGTTTCTTTTCCACAACCAGTATTTTATGTCTTCTTTTATCTGTCTCATTGCGTATATCCTTTATGGTCTTGGTGGAGGAGGGGGATAGAATTGGTTTTCTTATTTTTTCAAACCATTTACAATCGTTATGTTTATTTATTTTTTCAGGCTTTTGGTTTGGTATTAAATATATCCGTAACCAATTACGTCTTTCATGCATATTATTAGGATGCTGGCAATCATACATGAAATTTCTGTGTGCCTTCAAATATTGACAATCATTGCAGTATACTTTTTCCATAATCATTTTTCCTTTTTATATCTTAGATAGATTTCACTGACATATCTATTATCATGATAGTCGATGCATTTTGTTTCTATTTCCATATCCCAACCTAATTTATCATAGTAGTTTATAAGCAGAGGCAAATTTTTATGTCCTGCTTCTATCTCAGGTATTTCTAACATTTTTTGAAATTTATAAAAATCCAATTCCAAGGCAAAAGGGGTCTCTAATAAATTAGAATTGATAAGTGAAATTAACTCTCTAAGTTCATCTATTATTTTTTTATGTTCTTCTGCTTTCATCTTTATTCTCCTTTCAAAAAAGCTCAACAAAATTATTATATAAAGCAATAAATTTATTATTAAGACTACAATCAGTATGGAAATGACCAAAAAACCATCTCTCAAATTTTACTCGCTCTTTAACCTTTTGTAAATAATCAGTTGTAGGATCATTCTTTTTATTCCCCCATAAATCCCATTTATTATTTTCTAACAACTTTATAACTATCTCTTTCGGAGCAGTATGAGTAATTATATAATCTACTTTGTTGTCATGTTTCTGCAAATTATCTAATCCATAATTCATTTCTTCGACAGTAGGAATTTCTTCTTCCCACCAGCTTACATAAGGCATTCTTAAATGTTTATCAACACTCAATGCTCCTCCAAAAGTAAATATTTTTTTCTTTTGTATTGTATAAATCTCACCTCTTTTAAGATGAAATAAATTTTCTCTTATTTGCCCAACAATACCATCAAATTTTTTTATTGTTGGATAACTTTGTAATTCTACAAAGTTTTCATGATTGCCGTCTATAAATAAAACATTGCAATCAAGTGAAGCATATTTGTCTAAAAGTTTTTCTTGTTCATTGTATTTATCAGAACTTTGATAATACCATACTCCACCAAAATCTCCTGCAATGATAATATAATCATTTTTAGATAATGATACTGCTTTATCAAAAATTTTTTGACTATCAACATCATGATGAGTATCACCTGTTATATATATCATTTTAATTCTCTCATATTTTTTATCTTATATTTATTTTTCTCTTTCTCATCAACTATATATGTAAAAAGATTAACTCTGTCTTCTTTATTTTCTAATCTAATTGTCAATACTGTATTCTCTTGTAAAACGATTCTCAACAATATCTGAATCAATGGGGGATTAGAAAAAGGTACTACACTATCTTCAATATTTAAACTTTGTATATTTCTTTCGTCTATATATAATATTTCTTCTATAGTGCCATAATAGGGGTGTTGAACATATGCATTAAATTTTTCTAATTCGATTCTCATGTTTCCTCACATATTTTTTAATCTTTCATCTAAAATAGCAAAATATACTTTTTCACCATATTCCATTCTAGTATCTATACAATAACAAGATTCCCATTTTTCATGATATTCGAGACATATTGTTGCAAGAAAACAAGGTTCAATAGAAAGATAACTTTTACCATTACAAAAGAAATGGCCATCATATTTTTTTAATCTATAATCACAAATAGAACATCCTTCAAATGAATCAGCCATTATTAAGCCATATTTAGGCCAGTCGTATTTCTGTTTTCCAGGGTTATCACAAAGCCATTCCCACATTTCTTCAGCTATTAACAAAGCTTCTAAATAATTTTTCATTGGTTATTCCATATAAATTCATTCATTTCAAATCTCCTTTATTTTAATATAAATAATAATTATTAAAAATTAAAATTTATTTTCAGCTAATGGATCTTGATTAACATTAAAAACAAACAAACCATAGCTTTTACAAAATGTTTTCATTCATTCTACCATCCTTACTAAAAAGTCACTTTGCATAGTGCCAGGAACTGGAACCATCCCATTACCATTAATCATTACTTCTGCTTTATTTGGAGATATACCAGAAGCCTTTTGACACACGTTTTTTAAATTAAATTTTTGTGGCATAGTATCTTTATGCAAAAGAAAATGGTATCCACCATGTGTTTCTATAATATGATATTTGATATTAGCATTGTTTAATTCAATAACAATTAATTCTGTCACTTCTGGCTCTTTAGTATCACAATCAATATCAATAAAATGTTTTGTTCCAGTAGATTTTTGGATACAATTCATTAATTCTCTTGTTTGAATATTTACAAAAGAATAATTAGGATCTTTGCCATTTTGTAATGCAATTGTAATTTCAGAAATTTGTTTATTCATCTCTTTTTGAAATTGAAAATATGCCTTAACCATACTAGAAGGATTTACATTAATATAACATACAAGAGATTTCTCAGGAATTTCTTTTCCATTCCTTGTTCTTTTACTATATAAATTTGCTTCAAGTTTTCTTAATGTATAATCTGCAAGTTTTTCTTTTGTTTGAGCAATTTCCCTTCCAAACATTTCTGTTTGACCTAAAGAATAAAATGTTCTTTCATCCTTTGTTAAATACTTGTTCCTAGCTGAAAGAGAGATGAAATAAACTTCATCGTTCTTCAGCTTTGGAAGAATATCTAAAAATTTATTAAATTGCTCTCTGTCTTTAATTAAGCTCATTACTATACCCTATTATATTATTCCATAAATATCAATTATTGTCTATTAATCATATCAATAATTTCTTTTATTGTTTTATATTGCCCTGTTTCTTTTTTTAATTCAGCTTGTATTGTTATTGGATCAACTCCGTTTAAATGATAAATTATATCATCTACAAAAAAATCTTTTTTATCTGTATCATTAAATTCTTCCTGTAGAGTTATTTCTTGTGAAGAATCATCAATCGATTTATTTTTTCTTAATTCATCTAAAACTCTTGTAGTTGTTTCCTGTAATTTATTTCCTATTCTTGCATTTTCTGCTTTCCTTAATGATTCTACAAAATCAAGAGCTATATGAAGAATAGTTGTATTAGATACATTCCATCCTTTTTTGATATATTTTTTTAATCTCATTAATGAAGATAAAGGATAATCTGATCCTGTATATATAAGCTCTTTTTCAACAACTAATTGATATACATCAGGTGTTAAATGTAATTTCTCTGTTTTACAACAATACCAAGACTTAATATGTTGCCAATCAAATTTTTCTACAACATTCTTAGGGTTTCCTACAAATTTAGTTATGAGTTGTATTTTATCTGATAAGTTTATAGCGTTTTCTGTAAGAAGATTAACGTGAAATTTACCTTTATACTCTAATCTTCTTTCAAAATAGCCTCTCACTTTATCAGCATCTGTTTGGCTATAAAAATATATATCGTAGTCATTTACCCATTCATCCATCAACATGGAAGGAATAGCCCCGCCTGTAATAAAAGTTCTATGTTTTAAAGTATGTTTTATATCTTCTTCTTCGATTGAAGATAAAAAATTATCAACTACACCTTTTAATAATTTTTCAATTTGTTTTGCTTTCATTATTTATACCTATTGTACAATATTTTTTTAACTTCATTATATTATCCTAATAATTCTAAACATTCTTTTGGTTTTTTATAACCTTTTTCTACAGAATAGTCAGCTATTCTTCCGATATTTAATTCACACTGTCCATGTCCACCTTCATTATTGAAATGAGGACAGCATTCTTTCCCATCGAAACAATAATCTGAATCTGGTACCAATATGTCTAATTTAACAATTTTCATTGAAATTTACTCCCATTCAATTTCTTTTGATTCGATTTCTACTAAACAACCTATAAAATAAGCTAAACAGCACACTAAAAATACAAGTAATGCATAGCATATAGGTAAAACTATATCAAAGTAAATTATAATAAGGGCTATCAGTATACAGCAACATAGAATTGTTGCCCCTACTATAAATCTTGTTAAAATATGTATCATTTCCCTTTCTCCTAATTTAATTAACTATAATATAAATAATATTTATTAAATATTAAAAAATTCTTTTGAAAATTTTACGTAATACTTCATACAATTACTTCTCTTCATTCCTCTTATGCCTTTATTATAAGCATCAATAATTTCATATAAGTTTGTAGTATGTTCACTTCTCCTTAATTCATTCAAAAAAGCATAACAAGAAATAACATTTTTAGAAATATCGAATTTAGAACTTGTATACTGTATTCCATATTCATCTAAATATTTTTCAGCAGATTTGTATCTTTTTTCATAATATAAACTGTTTTGTTGTGTTAAACCATAATCTTCAGAACCTTTATTTTTACCTACAGCATTTATTTTGAAATTTGATTCAATAGAGATTATAGCTAATACTGCTTTATAGTTAATATTAAATTCCTGCTGACCTATAATTAAAGCAGTCATTAGTTTATCTATATTTTGATCAGACCATTTTCTATTATGTTTTTTAAGAAAGAAATCTATATTATTCCTTACTTGTCTCTTATAATCTTCTTTATAATTGAATTTAATCTCGTAAGCATTTTCTAATGGATCTGACATAGTTATAATCATAGGTGATTGTGACTGATTACAAC